CATTCTTGCCGTGCTCAACAGATTTTTTTAAATCTTTTACATAATTCATTTGTTTAGCTCTCTTCTCCATCGATTCGATGTATTCTATAATTTGTCTATTGATGCGTCCCGTTGCCATTTGCTCTTACCTTATCTTTTAATGTTTCTACATCTACTAACAATTTTTCAGTTTGTTTTTGTATAAACTGTATGTTTACTTTGTTGTGCATCATGTCTTCAATTCTTGTTTCTATCTGCTCTACAGATTTGTACAAATCCTCCAATAAAAAATGTTGTTCCTGATCGACGGGGACCTGTTCAGATTTTTTAAGTAAATCATTTTCAAACAGCTCACGTGATGTCTCTAACGATACTAGCCTCGAGGTCAGCTCTGTGTATGCGAACACACCCATAGCTACTAAAATTATTAGAGAGGCTACGGTTTTCATCGGCATCTGCACAGCTGCTTCTTCAGATATATTTAAAGTTTTTTTACTCATCTATTTTGGGTTTTGGTTTTGGAAGTATATAGTTTTTTTTATCTAGTTTCAATGGTGTGTAATAAGGCTTTACAAAAATAGCCAGTAAACATAACAATATTATTAGTATTGCTGTAAATCTGTAGTCCATAATGAGTCTCCATATTATTTTTTTTCTTCCATTTCATAGAAAAAATTATCTGTGTCCTCTGTTCTCCATTTACCTGAGTCTTCTACGTTCCATTCATTAGTTTGTACTTTCCAGTCAGGAGTATCATCCTTAACTGTAAATGAAGGTATGTCCCAGATTAATCTATTATTTGGCTGTGCCGCATAGTTGCCATCATCTAAGGCAAGTATGTGTGCGCACTTATGTTCGTGCGGTACTTCCGAGTGATCGGTGTCTACTATATTACTCTCTGGATGTGCAAAGTCAACTGTGAATAAGTAACTGCCGTGATGCCACTTTTTATCTTTGCCTATATATTTTCCGTGTTGGCCACCTAGAATATCATAAGTAGTAACAGCAGGATAATAACTAAAAGAATTCCAAAGCTCCAATTCATCAAGTCTCTTGGGTGGAACAGACTTGGGGTCATAACCACGTTGAATAAAAGCCGTAATTGGGAGACGATAAAAGATTGCACCATTTTCCATAAGTGCGTGCCATAAGATAGCCCTACCTGTAATACAGCTAAGACCAAACACAATGCAGTCTTCAACTTCTCCGTGATGTTTTTTAAGATCATATAAATACTCCCTTTTTATCTGAGCGTATTGTACAGGAATATTTGCATTTAAGTAAGCCATAATTTATCATTTTATTTGGCCCCAATTAGGGCCTGATTCGTAATCTACTTTGTTAGGTACTTCTAAATCAACTGCAGATTCCATAATCTCTTTTATTTTATCAGCTTGTTCTTGTGATTCAATAGAAAAATCTAACTCATCATGAACTTGTATGTGAGCCAAAATTCCTTCTTTGTGAAGCTTGACCATAGCTTGTTTAGTCATATCAGCTGCACTGCCTTGAATAAGTTTATTCAAAGCTTTGTATGTAAATGCTCTACGTGTTGAATTTTTATGCCAATAGTTTTTCTTTTTTTGTCTCTTATCATCTAAAACAAATTCACCATCATCATCTTTTAACCATTCACCCATGTTTTGTAATTGCAACATTCTTTCTTCATCTTCTGCAGGCACATATTTACCCCAATCAGATCCAGATAATATAGGTTCATACTTAGGAAAACGACAACGTCTTTCTAATAAAGTTTTTACCTGACCTTTATTTTCTGCAGCTCTCATAGTTTTATTCATTAACTGTTTAACAAATGGAACTTTGTTGTGATACTTTTGAAATAATTCTTCAGCTTTGTCTTTTGATACACCAAGTTCTGCTTGAAGTTTTGCTTTACCCATACCATAAAACAATCCGAGATTAATTGTCTTAGCTTCTGATCTTGGAATCTCTGCCATCTCTGCAACTATTTTGTGAAAGTCTGTTGATGGATCTGTATCATATGAATCTGCAATTGTATTTACAGAGGGTAATTCAAATCTCAAAGCATAGTGTGCAACTAATCTTGGTTCCTGTTGCGAGTAATCAAAACAACCCCACTTGCAATTATCTTCAGGTATAAATAAAGATCTAATCATGGGGCCTGTTACTGGATCCCTGGCAGGTATCTGCTGCAGGTTAGGATTCGAATAACTAAATCTTCCAGTTACTGTTCCGCCATCATCCGATCTAATTTGATTTATATCTGCATGAATTCTATCACAATGTTCATGACTAATAATGGTATCAATAAACGTTGTTCTCACCTTGTTTATTTTTCTAGCTTCTGCTATCATCTGTACTACAGGATGTTTATGGTTTGTAATAAAATTTTTAGTGAAAGAAGGTGCTTTTGTTTTTGCAGTTAGGTCATAAGATAAGTTCAAGTTGTCAAAAACTTTGGCAATACTTGCTGCTGCCCATAGTTGAACTTCTTGGTTACTTTCTTTTTTTATTTTGTGGATTAACATTTCTTCTTGTATCGCTAGCTCTCGCTTCAATTTATGAGCTCTTTCAACGTCCACCTTCACCCCAAGAAATCTCATGTCAACCAGACAAGGAAACAATTCAGTTTCGAGATTAAAAATATTTTGTAGATCTTGTTCTTGAATTATTTTTTTAAACAACTGCCATAGTTCTAAAGTTAATTGAGCATCTTGTTCTGCGTATGCTCCAACTTCCATAGCAGGTAGTCTCCACATATCCGCTTTAGGATCTAATCCTCTTGACTTTGCAGCTTCAGTTAATCTTGCTTCGTTTTTACCTTTTTTTAAGAAGGCCCAAGACAAAGTATTTAGTGTGTAAGAAAATCTATTTTCATCTATAAGACTAGCTGCAATCATAGTATCTAATACTAAACCATTGATTTTTATACCTAATTTACGTATCCAACATACGTCGTACATTGCATTATGAAATACTTTTTTAGAAGGTAAAGCACAAACATCAGTGAACCAATCCAAAACTTTTTTTCTATCCATATTGGGTCCTTCTTCGTGAGCTATTGGAAAATAACCTTTCCATCCTTCAACAGCTACAGCTATACCCACAATCTCACCTATACCAATAATAGATCCTGATCCTAGTTTCTTTAAGTTTGGATCACGTGTTTCTAAGTCGATTGCTATCTCATCATATTTAGATAAGTCTGGAAATTGTTTTGGAGCTATCCATTCTGTTTGTGGTAGTATCATTTTTGAACCTTATGTATGTTGATTAATTTTTCTATGTTGTCAAATGGCACCATAGTTATTTTGTCTTGTCTCCCCGCTCGTTGATAAACTTTATATATACCTCTACCTTTTTGCACACCATTCTCTTTTACTTTTTTAACAACGTGATCATAAAGTTCTTCTCTATCTACAACTAACCAATAATCATTTCTTTCAAAAACAATGTAGTCAGCTTTACCTTTTATCCATCCAGGTTTACCCCAAACGTTTGTTCCTTCAATCCAAGCTATTTCATCTTGTGAATTAGCATCTGATCTATTTACTTTTTTCTTTCCTTTAACATCAAATTTTAAAACTTCACCTTTAAATAAACCCTTTATATCCCAATGTTCAAACATATCTTGTTCATCATTTGCCCATTCAACTTCTTTTAAATTTTTTGCAAAATTCTTTTCTACTATTTTTGCTTGTTCTCTAAACCAATTCATTTCTTTTTAAGGTCTTTCATTGTTTTAATTTCTAATTCACAATAGTGAATTATTTTTTCTAAGTCTTGTATACCATTTTTATTTAAATATCTACACACATATTTTACAACGTTTCCCTGAAAGAACGATAACTTGTTCTTTGATATAAATTCATAAGGTTGAATATGAAATTTTTTATAGTGGGATCCGCCGATTTGTTTTTCTTGTGGTCCTTTAGTACCATCAAATATACTACTATCTGTCATAGTTTATATCCTTTCCTTTCCATTCTTGCTTTTAGTTTATATAAATTATTTTTTGCACGAGTAACACCTACATACCAAACTCGATGTTCTTCATCTTCTTTGTCTTGACTTTTTTTTATTGCTTTTAATATTTTATCTCCCAAGTCTAAAGATAAAATAACATTGTCCTGTTCACCACCTTTGATTGCGTGAATAGTTGATGTCCAAACTCTTGCAGGTTTATCTAAATCTTCTCCCGCTTCTATCAAACCTAAAAGATAATCTTTGTCTTCTTGTTCGACATTTTGAAAAGCTTCATACCAATCTTTTTTTAAATTAAGTTCTTGCTCACCTGTGTATTCTTTTACATCTTTTAAATCTTTTTCATCTAACTCAATATTTTTTTGTAGTAGTTCATAGTTTTTAATTGACCTGTATGCCCGAACCCTGACGCTTTTACCTCGATTACTTTCAAAATATATGTTTTGTTTTTTAAGTTGTTCCTCTATCTTTAGTAATCTAGATACTGTTCTAGTAAGTATTAACCATTTACCTGTAGATAAATCTACTTGATCAAGGTTAGCAATCTCTTCGCAGTTACCTTCGTAATCTCTTGGATAATATTTCTTTTCTTTTCTATTACCTACAATGTTTTCAATACACATTTGTGATTGTTCTTGTATGGCTTTAGATATTCTTCTTGATTTATGTAATACTTTTTCTTTTGCAGGTTCATTAATAAATCTATTAACGTCAGCCCCAGCCCAGGCAAAGATAGCCTGGTCATCATCACCTGCAAGATAAATATCTTTACTCTTCTTTTTTAATATATCATATAGCTTCCATTGTAATGGTGATAAATCTTGTGCTTCATCAATAAACACTACATCAAACTCTGGAATCTTAATTTCTTTTTCTAATAACATTTCAATCATATCATTGAAGTCAATTAATTTTTTCTTCTGTTTGTAT